GTGTCCTATTGCTCACAAAAAAACGCCCCCCCTTCGATAAATTGCATTTTTTACAGCTAGCAACGAGGTTGTCATCACTATCTAATCCGTTTAACCTTCTTGGAATTACATGATCAACAGTTGTAGCTTCTTGTCCGCAGTAAAAGCAAATGAACTGATCCCTACGCAAGATCCTGCTGCGAATAGATCGCCAATGCCTCGTAGATCCAGTAGATCGTAAAGCTGATTTACTCAATGCCATCCCTTACTATCAAAGTGTTCAGCTGCACGACAAGCATTTGGCTCACCATTAACAAACCCATATCTATGACCAACATATTTCAAATGTAGCACAATTTGATCTTTAGGGTTTAACTTCTTAACTATTGGATTACGCATTTGACCCAAACCATAATGACTACCATTTTGGCTTTTGTAATTCCAACGACTCTCTTTGTATATCAAATAGTTATAACAACTAAATTGATCCCAAGTCTTAAATTGATGGTAAGCAAAGAGTTTTAAGTTAGGTATTGAATTATCAGCTGCAACGGAATCATCTTTTAATAAGCCTATGTTTAAGGCTATGAACAGAGATATCCCCAAACCAAACCTTGCGAGCCATCCCCTACGGGGCTCGCCCTTTCGCTCTGAAAGCGAATTTGCGTTGTAGTTTAGCATGCGCCTCCAAATCCAACAGCAAAACCGCAGGTCAGACGGCAAGTCGTAATTCCGTAAAGTTCAATCCAAGTTTCATCATATCCGGCAACACTCATATTGACATCCATCCTATGTATTGGGAATCTGGGTTATCAAGCAACCATTGCTCACGCAGCTTGTTTTGATAAGCCCAATTGATTTCGTGTGTCATTTCGTCATGATTAGCGCACATGTATGGCACTCCTTATCTACAAACATCCATGATCCGCATTTAGTGCAGCGGATTACAGCTTCATCAGTATCAATTTGTTCAGCCATGTTTTTTGTGCCAACAGCACAGCATTTGAGGCATTGAAAGACCCTAAAGCCTTCCGCATCTGGGTATCCATCAAGCCATATAAATTCGGTATTGGCTGAGCAGAAATTGCAACGGAATTTAACCATCTTTTCCTGCCCAACCAGTTCCTTTGAGTATGAATGGCACAGCTGTATAAATCCTTCGCATCTCTGCGCCACATACTTGACATTTAGGAGTTTTATGATCCATTGGTAGATCCATTACAATCACTACTCCTTCACCGGCACATTCATAATCGTAATTAGGCATGATAAGGAATTCGATTAATTGTGTGGCAGTTGTAGCATTTGAACAGATCGCCCTCACGAAGTAATCTGTCATCATTGCAACAATCGCATCTCATTAGCGATGGTTCGATTGATACTTGATCGTTTTCTATGCGACCAGTAAAACCCGAACCATCAATGATTTCGACATAACCCATTTATTCACCTCCTTCAAAATACCATTTTCCATTAGCTGTAAGTTTTGCCCATTTAGGCGCACATTCTTTTGCTTTGCAAACATATCCATAATAAGGCTTACCTCCTTTTGAGATTCCTTCTTTCAAGATATGACCATGCTTGCATACAGGTGGCTCATTTGGTATTGATGCACCGATCTCAGCAACTACATCACCAACTGACCATGCAACCGGCTCTTTAGCTTTATCAGCTTCAAAACTATCTCTCAGGATTGTTTCAATTTGTGCTGACTTGCTTCCGGGTTTGCCATACATATTTTGGCGGCTTTCTAACTTCTCCTTAAATGTAGGATTGCTTTCAACCTTTTTCATGTCATCTTTGGTTGCAGTTTTGTCAGAGCCTTTAAGTAAAATGATTGCTCTACCCAATGCACTTGTTGCAGTATCCTCAACATAGAATTTTTTCATGTTTTGAATATAAGTTTCCCTAGATCCAAATGCCACATTAGATACAGCTGGTGCAGCATCTTTGCTATCTCGCCAAAGAGTTGCTTGAATCAAGATATAACCCTTCTCAGGATCATGGCTAATAACTGATAGATCTGATCTACCCATTGGATAATTGGCAATAAACCATTTGTTGAGTGTTGCAACATCCTCATAATCCTCAAGATTAAATGCCATCTGCTACTCCAAACTCTTGGTCATAGTGGTCGTGCAGTTCTTTATAGATGACTGCATAACCAATAATGTCTTTAACACTATCTTGGTGATTTGCAGTTTCGGCAAGTCTGCTGACTTTAACGAGCAGCTGCATGATGCTGACCTGCATTGGCGATATGTAATCTCCATAGTAAGCAGACCACAATTCTGAGATTCGTTCGTGATTGCTTTGACTGCTTCCGTAAATTGATCCTCTAGCTGAGAGAATTGTTGCGATTTCATCCAAGAACTCAGTTCTGCTTGTCATAATCAAAAACCTCATCTGACTGTGTTTTGATGTTGGTCATTCGGCGATGCATATTCCAACCATCAGCCCGACCCTTCCAATAACCATTTTGGAATGCGGTATCTCGGATCTCATAAATAATCCATGCAGCAAAAGTCAAACCGACAATTGCCCACATAATTACAAAACCCATATCTCTTGCTTCTAGCCATGTATTCATGCATTCACCGCCAATTTATCTGCATAAGCAATTTTCCAATCAAAACCATTGGCATCATCAATTGCATAAGCGGCTTTAATTCTTTGAGTGTGTATTTCCGATGCACGATGACCAGATGGTCGCTTGCAACTTAATCCAGCTGCTGCTGAGCAAGTAGGACATTCCAAAGATCTTGGACAAACATCTCCACGAGTAGTGCCATCGCACCATTCGCATTTTCTTTCATTTGACTTCATGTTGCTCCCTTACATATCCACAGTATCTCTGTGAATACATAAAGTCTGACCTAAAGCAAGTTTTTTATCTACCTGATCTCCGGCGTGTTTTATAACGATTAGATAACGCTAATATCCTCAAAATCATCGATATGGTCATCAATCGTGCGAGGCTGATAATCTGTTTCACGCCCCATAAGACTTTCCAAGAGCTGTGAATGAACCATCTTTATTAATTGGAATCATCTGCACATTCATATTCTTACCATCCCAGTCCATAATGACGATGCCCATTTGCCAGTTAGCCAAGCCTTTTGTGTAGGAGGCTTTTGCTCGGTTCATAAGGTTGCCTGTTTCAACCCCATAAAGGGGTCTATAAGCCCCATACAGCCCCTCTGAGTAGGCTGACATACCTAACCTATGGGTATGCCCACAAACCACGCTCTTACCGGCTTTTTTGGCAAGATTTAGGGCAGTCTGTCCAGCGTTAGGATTCATGTTGCCTTCATCGCCATGAGCCAAGATCCAGCCCTTTTCAAATTCGAAAAATGTTTTGTGAAAAGTAATGCCCATAGATTCAAAATCCATAAACTTTGGGTATTGCAATTCAGGTAGGGCTATCAAGCCCGGCACTTTCAATAAAGTGTTATATAGGCGATCAGTATGATTGCTGCGGATAATATGAGCTTCTCGGCTGTGCTCTGTGAGATCCCAAAGAATCTCTTGAGTAGCTGTGCGGTCATCATCCAAAGTCTGCTGATAAGCCAAAGGTGTTTTTTCACTCCAACGGCTAATAGTCTGAAAATCAATTTCATCTCCAACCACCAATACAGAATCAAATTTTTCTTTTCTTGCTAACTTAACTACATTCTTTACAGCTGTTTCATGGTGGTATGGGATTTGTAAATCCGAAATAACCAAGTATCGCTTAATCGTCATCCTCATCGTCAGTTGGATCTATTGATGGGATGATCCCACCATCGCCCACAATCCAATCAGGAAAAGTCTTATGTTCAGTCATTAACCAGAAAGCGTGCTCAGGTGTGAATCCTGCTTTTCTAGCTGCTTTATAGCATTCATGCAGAGCCATGTAATGTTGATCGATTTTTGTTAATGGCTCAGGAGTTTGGCGAACGACTCGACGATTGATCTTTTTGCGTTTGATAGGTTTTCGTGTGTTCGCCATAAGTAAAGGCTACTTGCTTGAAGTAATAATTCTCAGGATTTCCTCTTGGCGTGTTTCTATTCTCGCCAATCTATCAGCAAGAGATGCACCACCATTAGGAGTTAAAGTCCAAAGCCATCCTTTAATAAGATAACGCAGACCCGTAAAGAAACCGACCAATACGGCGGTTATGCCAGCGGCGAAGCCAGCCCATTCTGCCGGTGTCATTTTTCGGAGTTGCCGATTCCATATGCTCCCTCTTTTGGATCTAACCACTTAATAATAGGTGCAACAAATGCACCAAGCAAAACAGCATATTCAGGTTTAACATCTCCAGCAATAGCGAGCGCAACAGTAATTCCAGATGCAGCCACAGCTCTTAAATATGATTTAATTGCAGCCTTATGTTTTTTGCTTAGTTTCATGAATTGCCTCCTAGTAGTGGGATGTTAAAGAATTCACCAGTTTGATTTGGGTGGAATGAAATATGAATATGTTTTGTATGAGGGTTAATTCCGCCTCTATATCTGCGCCATTTCCAGTTCAATAGTTTGCTGGCAATATGATGATTATGAATAACATATTTGATTCGGGAATCTGTTTTGCCAGCAATGCGTATTTGGTCAGCAAGATAGGCAGATATACCTTCGGCTGCACCAAGATCCGCTGTAATATCGATAGCACAAACTTCACCAGTTTTTAGTGGGTTGTGATCTGATTTTAATTTTTGATGCCTAGCGTCTGAAATCCAACCATCTGATTTGCGGGATCTATCAGGAAAACAATCATCAATTTGCTCCCGCAATTGAACAGCTGCTTTAGATAGATACGGCTTCATTACGCAAGCAGAAGTTTTGCTTCATCCTCAGTAATGCCAAGTTTTTCAAGCAATGC